AGACCGGCAACCGTTGAGAGGGCGAAAGACGAATCCGGAGCAGGAGCTGGCCTTTCCCAGGCACCCGGATACCGAAGTCCCGGAAGCTGTGAAGGAAGCCTGTTGCGAGGAGGCATTGGCCATGCTTGAGCGTGGCAACAGTCAGCGGAAGAAATTACAGCAGGAGGGAGTGCAGTCCTTCGCCCTGGGAAATATGAGTGAAACTTATGTTGCTGGTGCTGGCCGTGGGCTACTTAGCCAAGAGGCAAAGGAATTGCCTCGGCCGTGGCTACTTGGGGCGGTGAATATAATTTAATTGACTTACCCCAATGAATATGATATAATCATATTTAAAGGGGTGAGTTTTCATGCGTAAATGGACAGAAGAGGAAATACAGAAATTAATTAGTCTTTATCCTGACATGGAAAACGAGCAGATCTCTATTGAGTTAAACCGGACTGTGCCTGCAATAATTTATAAGGCAGGACAACTTAACCTCCGAAAAAGCAAAGAACATATAAGCAAGATTTCGGCGGTGAAGGTTGCTAAAATAGGGCACTTTACTGGAAGAAAGAACGGTCAAGCATGCAGAACCCATTTTTTCAACGAAAACTACTTTGATGAAATTGACACTCCGGAAAAGGCTTACTGGTTAGGGTTTATACATGCTGATGGCAGTTTAGTTTTTGACAAAAAACGCAATAGAATTACNTGCTTGGATATCTGTGTTAAGGGCGAGGATGGCGATCTCGTAGAGCAATTTGTCAGGGATATTAGCGGAGACTTAACTAAAATCGAGAGGCGCCTAAACAATAATCAACGACCAATGGCAAGAATAAGATTGCGCTCTCCTATCTTGCTTGAATCATTGTACAATTTGGGGATACGGCCCAGAAAATCTTACAAAAACGATGGCATTTTAATTAAAGATAAAACGAACTTTAAACACTACTTGCGCGGTTATTTCGATGGAAATGGGACTGTTTATAAGGCAAGAGACCACATCAGATTGCAAATAGTTGGGCCGGAAAATTTATGCCATGATGTCCGAACAGAGATAGAAAAGGAGATAGGTATTAGGGGTGGCAATGTTTACCCATGTCGTCATAGCGACAGATCCATTCTTTTCTATCAAACTAATAAACAGTGCATAAGCATAGCAAACTGGATGTATGATGACGCAACCAGGTATTTAAAGCGCAAAAAAGACTTGTTTTTGTCATTGATGGGGAGNGATGAAAAATGAATGGGAAGTGATAAGTATGATCCGGAACTATCTCAACCAAACCGCCATATGGCACTATGTCACTGGCATGAACGAATACGGTGAACCATCAACCAGCAGCAAGTCAATTAAAGTACGCTGGGAAGGCAAGCGGAGGCTGGTCCGGGACAAAGAAGGCCGGGAGGTAGTGTCAGAGGCCCGGGTGTTTCGCACCGAAGCCGTGAAGCCTGGAGACGAACTCGAATTTGACGGGCGCAGGTGGCCGGTGATTGCTGTATCNACGGTTCCNGACCTGNNCGGCAAGGAAGCTCACAGAGAGGTGGCTCTCTGATGGCAAAAAAGAATAAATGGCGCATTAAAGAGGCCGTCAATATTGCAGAGGAAGCAGGATTGAAGGCACTACGGACCGGTGCAGAGGCAATACTCACTGAGGCAATAGATGAAACGCCGATTGATACCGGGACTTTGCGCCGCAGCGGTACCGTAACCGTGGGCGGGCTACCCGACGGGGCGCAGGTGTATGAAGCTGCTGAATCCGGGAGCGACATGAAGGATGCATTTCCCGGACCGGAAGGTAATGAAAAGGCTGTATATATTAGCTTTAACACTCCGTATGCACGTAGGCAACATGAGGAATTGGGCTATCAACACCCACGAGGAGGTAAAGCAAAATACCTGGAGGATCCGTTTAATAGAAACAAAAAGAAGGTGCTTAAATATGCCGATGAGCGGATAAGAAAAGCCCTCAAAGATGCGCCTTAGTGAGGTGATGCCGATGTGATGCTAAAAGAAATAGGCACATACCTTCAGTCTCAGGGGATAGGAACCCTTGGGGCTAATTTATTTTTAGGGCTTATGCCGGACCAGCCGGATAACTGCATAGCACTGTTTGAATACGCCGGCAGCCCTCCAGACCTGCATTGGAATGGCGAATATCCCGGCCTGCAGGTACGGGTCCGGAACAAAAGCTATGCAGCAGCAAGGATAAAAATTGAAGAGACTATGAAAAAACTCCATGGACTACATGAACAAATGCTANCCGGTACCAGGTACTTGCTTATCAAAGCCCGGGGCAGCCCAGAGGTATTGAAACGTGATAACAACAACAGGGTAGAACTATTTGTGAATTTTGAAATTATGAAGGAGAGTGATTAATAATGGCATTGGTTGGTTTTGGCGGCGGTGTATACATTGGAGACACACCGAAGAAGGTTGCAGAAATCGCAAACTGGAGCTTGGATATGTCGGCAGACGACATCGATATTACCAGCTTTGACTCCGAGGGCTGGAGAGAAAGAATACAGGGCATAAAAGAATGGTCCGGATCTTTTGAGGGCAATTTCAAGCCGGATGACACNGACGGGCAGGCAGCCCTAATAAATGCCTGGCTTACCGGGCAGAAAGTAAAGTTGGAGTTGCAGGTAAACGCATCTGTGAAGTTTTCGGGAGACGCGTTGATAACCCCCAGTATCGAGACACCGGTTGACGACAAAGCAAGTTTCAGCTGCGACTTCTCCGGAACCGGTCCGCTGACGCCTACACTTGGTGGCGGTATTTAATGGCTATCAGGGGAATTGTGGGGGCGGTGTATGCAGATGAAGCCGCCCCTGTTTCCGAAAATATCGCTTTGCTGTTTGATTGGACCCTTGAAGTCCAGCAAAGAAAAGAATTCACCTATGGACCAGAGTTACACGGCATACCTACTGGTTGGCATGTAAAGGCTGAAGCATATTGGGCACCAGAGACAATGCCACAAGGACAGTATTTTGTCCGGTTATTCATTGGCAAAAGCAAAGACTTGCGCTGCTTGGCCGGGCAGGTTGAACTGCCGGCATTACAAAAAACTGATGGGATATGCGAATCTAGCATTAAGCTAAACGGTATAGGAGGGGTAAGATGCGAAACCAAACAGTAGAATTTGCCGGTAAGAAAATTCGGGTAGAAGAAAAACGAATCGGTGAGCTTGAGAAGATAGTTGCCGAACTGTTCCCTGAGAGTAAAGGCAACATTCAAAAGGTAGATCTTGGCAAGCTCCTGGAGCAGGCAGGATTTGATTTGCTGTATAAGAAACTGCCGGTTATATTCCCGGACATAAGCAAGGATGATATTAAAAATGCTTATATGAGCGAACTTGAGCAGCTGATTGAGGTATTTATTGAAGTAAATTTTCAGGGGCTCAAGCGGTTAGTGAGACCGCTAATGAACTTGATTCAGGCTGGCTTACAGCAAAGGTAGTGGTTCTTTTAGCGCGGGAGTTTGGCTGGAGCATTGAAGAGATGCGCCAGCTTACGCCACGGGAACTGGCTGCTATTTTGAACGAATTGCAGCGGCAAATGGCAATTGAGCAGCTTAACGAACAGCGCAATCACTGGGCTTTCTTGGCGGCGGTGATAACCAATGGTTTTGGTGCTATCACCAGCATGTTCAGCAAGAGGAANCATAAAGCAGTAACCCCAGATGATTTTATGGGCAAAGAAGCAAAAAACATGCTCCAGCGGTTGNTGAGGCAAGAACCGGAGCAGAAGGATTGGAGCAGGTATATTGAGGAAGCCAGGGCTAAAGGGCTGAAGGGTGGTGAGACATTATGCTAGTTGGTGAAGTATTCGCCCGGATGGGGCTGGATAGCAAACAATATGAAAAAGACCTCTCTAGACTGGAAGGCGTAACAAGAAGAAAAGCCACAACCCTGGGCGATATCTTTAAAAATGCCTTTTCTGTTGCCTTTGGTATCGGTGTGTTTGAAGCCGTTAAAAGGGGTTTTCAAACAATAGCCGGCACAGCAATCAGCTTTAATGCCCAGATGGAACAGGCCCGGATCGGTTTTACCACCATGCTGGGTAGCGCCGAACGGGCGGACAAGTTTTTACGTGATGTGGCCGACTTCGCAGCCAGAACACCCTTTGAATTCCCGGAACTTCTTGACGCCTCAAAGCGTATGCTTGCGTACGGTTTTGCGGCTGAAGACGTACTCCCGACGATGGAAGCGGTGGGTAATGCCTCCGCAGCGGTAGGGTTAGGCGCGGCAGGGATAAATCGGATCATTCTGGCTTTGGGTCAGATGCGTGCTAAGGGTAAGCTTTCCGCCGAAGAAATGCGCCAGCTCACTGAAACCGGTATCCCTGCCTGGGAGATACTGGCTGAAGCAATGAATAAAACAACTGCTGAAATTATGGATATGCAGCAGAAAGGGCTGATTCCGGCCCATAAGGCGATTCAAATTCTCATTGAGGGCATGAACAAACGCTTCCCGGACATGATGAAAAACATGGAAAATACCTGGGAAGGCGTAACTTCTACCATAAAAGATATTTGGCAAATGACGATTGGCAAGCTAACTGAAAATCTATTTGAAGGTTTGAAAACATGGCTTCAGGGGGTAAGGGATTGGGCTGTTGATTTTTACGATACCCTGCAAAAGTATGGCCCCCAGGCGGCGCTGTCAAAGATTTTTGGAAGAGAAATTGCCAGTGCCATAATTGCCATAGGAAATGCCGTAAAATGGGTAATGCGTCTTGCTGGGGNATTTGCGAAATACATCATCAAATACTGGGGTATCATCTCCAGGGCTACACTCTTTCTCGTAAAAAGTTTTCTGCTTTTTAAGGTCATAACAAAAGCCATTACTCTGGCAAAAACCGCAACCTGGGCATTTGCGCTGACGGTGAGCGTGCTGCGCGGTCAGTCTATCATAACCGGCGGAGCGCTCGGCGTCTTGAGCAAGGCCCTGGAGTATTATCGGTATCAATTACATCTTGCCAGCCTGGCTGGCATCACATCTGTCGGCGTCATGACCAGCATGATTATCGGCATAAAATCGATCGGCTATGCAATCAAGGGTCTTCTGGCATCCATCCCCGTAATTGGCTGGATTGTCTTAGCAATTGGGCTGCTTGCTGAAGCCGCCATATATGCTTACAACAATTGGGAGAAAGTGAAGCATTATATCCTGCAGGTCTGGAGCGGCATAAAGCAGGGAATCGCTTATTACGTTTACGGGATTCTCAGTCTTTATCGCTTGCTGTTCGGCTGGATACCAGGGGCAGGAGCGGCGTTAGACGTGATGCGGAAAAAGGCCCTTGAAATAGCTCGCGCGGAAACGGCAATTCGCAAAGCCCGGGCGGAAGCGTTTGCTCAGAAGCCTCTTGATCCTTACGCAGAATACGAAAAGAAAATGGAAGAGTATTACAAGCAACTGGAGGAATACGAAGCTTCACTTGAATCTTCTCTTGCCGGTGCTAAAGACGGGGTGGAAGAAACCACAGAAGGCATAAAGGACATGAACAAGGCCGCTAAAGGCGGGCTTCAGGCGTTCGACGAGATCAACAAGCTCATGAAAGAAACGGGGGATATTGCTGCT